CTACGATGTATGAATGTTAATTTATGCTACTTGGTTGCAATCCAATAAATATGACTACGATGCCATAATGCAAAGGCGTTATAAAACCTAACAAATGAAAATAATGAATGTAATTACAACTAATCATTCCGAAAGTTGTCTCTATTTATGGTATAGAAACCATCTTTCATTCTCTCACCTTCAATTGAATCCAAAGACAACCACTTATTCGCAGACCTAAAATATAGCCTACCCTTATTCCATCGAAAAATGGCCAAACTTTCAGCAGCAATGACATAATCACTCGGTTCAATTGTCAAATCATCATCCTCTATATGAGTGACTCCGCAATCAATAGACCTATGATTACAAGAAGTGCCATCATAACATAGTAGGCAATTTGGGACAACCTGCTCCACAGCTGAAGGTTTGTGAACCTCATGATCACCATCAATACTGTCATCACAACATGCACCATCAATACCAGGAACAATAGAAACAGCATGAATATTAGAAATCCCAAGATCTTGACTGAATGCATCATGAAATTTGTCCTTGAAATCAAGCAAAGAAGTAAAACTTATGAAAATTATTTTTTTGTTTTTATCGAAGATTAGCTTGCCAAATTTGCCAAATCTCTCAACTGAAAACCAAATCTTCCCTCTCTGATAATCAGTTACATGTTCTAGAGTACAGTGTAACTCATTATCATTTCGTATCCAGGAAGAGGGTATGATCTTGTCAGTAGGTTTATTGACAATAGGTTCAAAAACCCTCTCTCTTTTCTTATATGTGTCTTTATCATTAATACCAGAAAAATCTGCAGATAGACCAAATTGTGAAAGAAAATCCATAGTACACATCAATTCCTGTCATATAAATCGAATTGCCCGTCAAAACGAAATGATATCCTAGGACCTTCTGCTTGCGAAGTTCCCAATTTACTCTCCTGGAAGAAATAGAACATCACTATTCTTCCTCCGACAACGAACTGGTTGACCTTTGCAACATTTGATCTGGCAGAATTGAATGGTGCTGCTATTGTTACCTGCTCATCAGTAAGGCTGAACACCCCACCAAATACATGGCACTGATAACCATATAACTTTGACATTTCTGTCAAAGTAGTTGGTGCCGCAACAGCCTCATGAGACCA